TAACCAATAATGACGGTTAAAATTGTTTGTAATGTTGTGTCGGCTTTCCCCGAAAAAAGCGTATAGGCATAGATGCCTAAAATGGCAAGTGTAATGATTAGATGTGACATTACAATTAAAGCCCCCATTCTATCAATCTTCATTTTCGTTACCCTCCTTATTTTCGTTCGGATCGTTGTCTTTTTCTTTGTTCAATCTGAAATCTACCGAAACATTTAATTCTGGGAACATTCTATTAATTTGTTCGCAAGCATATTGACGGGCTTGTAACATGTAAAAACGTGACATCTCAATTTGTTCGTCATTTGCATCAACCTCTGCCGAAACTAAACGCTCTTTTTTGTCCTGTTTAGCATTACCCACTCCCAGAAATGTCATAGCTTCATTCCACAAGTTATGTTTATAAGCCATTAACTTATCAGATACAAAAGGGGCTTCGGTTGTTAAAACACTGATGCTCTCTTTGTCGAAACCTTTTTTATTCCCGAAAATAAAAGGCTCATTCCCATCATATTGCATATAGGCATTCATCATTGTTAACCGTTGGTTTTCGTCTGCTAAGATTAACACGGGTGTTTTTTGGGCATTGATGTTAACATCCATCGTTTTTTCGACTTGGTACAACCGATAGGCATACGCTCGGATAGTCGGAATAATGCTTGTTCTTGAAAAATTATTCCAGATTATCACACCGTTGTCAGGTGACAAGTCACGGTTATAACCAATTGACACGGCTTTATAGTCGGTTGGTTCTTCATAATAATTTATCATACCCCCAGCGACAACGGGAGAAACCATGTACCCCATAGAGGGGTCTTTGTGAAATACAACGCTGCCATTCTCATACATTTTCAATTCTAGAAATCTCTTATTAATCTCTTTGGGTAAACCCTCCCATTCGAACATAGCAAGGGCATAGTTTTTCAACCTGTCATAGTACATATCATAAGTATCAACATTTGATATTCGAGATTCCCATGATTGTAATTTTTTCTTTTGACTCATGTTTATCACTCCTACCATTTTAATGCCCCAGATAACCATAAATGGTATATTTTTTTATTGCTGGGGGTTGGGTCTGGGTCTGGGTTGGGGTCTGGGTCGATTGTTCCCGTACCGCTTAGGGTATCCCACCAATATTTAGCTTGCGTACTCCTAATGGGTTGGTCTTGGTTCGCTGGACGCTCATAATTGATAATAAAGGCTTGTGCTAAATATTCGGGGCTTGCCGTTGACACTTTGAACTCTTGAAAGGTAATCGGGTACTTAGTTGTTTTTATCCATTGCTGGTTATTAGCAACCTCCCATTCAATTCTTTCAAGGTTGGAAGGCATTTCCCTATACGGTAACCCGTTTGAATTCGCCCAATCAATGTATTTTGTTGCTGGTGTCCATTGAACCAAACCGAAACCCATACGCATATTCCCTATATCGTCAGACTGCCATCTAGCTGGATTAATAGCTGATTCGCTTTGCATGTTCCCAAGCATCCCACAAACGGCATTTCGTGACCAACCTTTAGGTAATAAATAACCTAAAATATATTCACTGTTTACAGTCATTTCTGCCAATGTCAATGAGCGTGACTCAGGATTATAGTATTGAACCATTACACCTCACCGTTTCCAAGGTCATAGTTACCTATCCAGTCACCATGCCATAACGTGACCCCATTGTTAAACATGTTCTTTAAGGTTGCTATATCGTCCGATGGGATATTCCCTGTAAGATTCATTCCCACTGTTTGGACATAATTCCAATGTTGCCTTGTTTTAAAGTTAGGCATTTTTAACTCATTCACTTTATACCCGTACATTTTAAAGAACCCTGATAACTTTTTCCGATATTCTGCCGTAATTTGTTTCTTAACAATGTATACCCCTTTTAACCCGTTCCCATAGTCAAAGGCGGTATTTCCACCCATTTTTGTTAGGGAAGGGGGCACGGTTTCAAGGTCTTTTTGTTTAGCCATTAACCCTTGTAATTGAAAATAAGAGTTAACCCCAGCCGTTGCCATTTCACCAACCCCAGCCGCAACTCCAACGGGATTTCGACCGACAGCCGAACCAATGGTAGACATACCTCCTCCAACTGTCCGCATGATACTATTTAAAGCGATTTGTTGGGTCTGGGTTGCTAGTGAATTTCGATTCCCTT